GACATCTGCTGACTTCCACCGGTTGTAGACATCTGCTGACTTCCACCGGTTGTAAGAATAACTCGCACGCAACTTTAAACTTCACGAACATCGAACCGACCAAACGAGTACTGTGCAGTAGGTCTAATTTCTAAGATTGGTAGTCTGATTTCAGCGGGCCCAAGTACTTGAAATGATTATTGAAATTAACTACACTACCCTTTTCGACTTTTTACTAGTAAAATACTTAGTTGTTTGATCATTATCATCGCCAAAACAATAAATATCTTTATTTATGTCAGTTAATTTCGATTCGGCACGGTTAGGATTACCAAAGATGCCACCCATCACAACGAAATCTTTCAAAGGAGTAATGTTACGATAACTTTCAAACAGATATTGACTTAAGAGCTGATTAGATTGATTCTGAATTATAAACCTCGTATCATAAAAATCAAGTTTAATGTTGATTAAATCTCGATCTTTCACAAACTGATCAAAAACATTAGAAGAAGTTGGGGTGTAATCATTCCATGAACCTAAAGTTATAACATTATAATCAACAACAACTTTACGTAACACAATTAGATGTCTTTGAGTACTTAACATACGATTAATAAATTGAACGAAATGTGCATTTAAATTACCTATTCTATTAATTAAAAACTTAATGCTAGGAATGTCTTTAGACATGGGATTAGTATAAGCATGATCATCATTTCCTTTCTTAAATTGTAACTGTATACTGAATCCATTTGTGCCAACGGTCGTAAACACTTCAGGATGTTCATCCAAATCAATACTGAAATATAAAGTATCTTCATCAACACTAAAATAGTCATCAGGGGAATTCGAACTACTAGTAAAGTATCCACAAACCAATCCTTCAGTCTGTCTAAATAAAGGTAATTCGTCATCAAAAGCAACATGTGATATAACTTTTAACATCTCATTTAAATAAGTATCTCCAAATTCATACTGTTTATTTACTGCACAATTAGCTGGTTGAACACTATCAATATTTCCTGTTGAACTGACGGAATATAAAGTTGGTTTATAAACTCTAGGATCCGAGTGCATAGTATCATAAGCATTCATCTGCGTAAAATATCTTTCAATAGGACAATTAAATATTCTAGTAATTTCATTTAATAAAGCTCTGGCATTACTCGTAGTCCAAAATTTGGATAAACGCTCTCGAACAGGAGATAAGATCTCGTCAGTTGATTTAGAATGTAAATAATTAAACAAAGTGAATACTGTATTAATACGTTTCGAATGATTAACAACTTTTAAAGCCAAAGTAGTAATTTCGGACCCGTTAAACGGCATAATGGAAATACTATCTGGATCATAATGAGAACTTGTAATATAAGAACCAGTGCTTGTTACCATATCGCACCTAACTACTCCATGAACAAATATTCCGATATAAGTATAAATCATACTATTAGTAGAATCTAAATTACGAGGTATTACGATAGCTCTACCACCAATTAAATAAGTCGCACGATCAGCATCAGATTTATTTCTGTCAGCATACACATTATAACCACTGTACCCTAATTTACGAGGAACAACCCAGGGACTTGTTTTATTAAAACCGTCTGCAAAGAATAAAAAAGTATCGTACAAAGTAGCTAACATAGGAGCAACAGTCGAATGCATTAATATTCCTAAATTATTAGCGGTGTTACCGATAGTATCTAAGATTAGATCATATGCTTCTTTAGTTGATGTTTTAGTAGGTTTATGAGTAAAATATCTCTGGCTTAGATCTATAATTGAAGCACCGATATTATTTACCCTAGTATTAACTGGATTATTTGTGGTTATATCAGTATATGAAATTATCGAACAAGGCAAATACCCTCTAACTGTTGTCTCAAAAAATGGATACTTAGCACGAGTTTTTCTATCTAAATTAATATAATCGCCTAAAGGCTCGATTAAAGAATATATTTTACTAATAAAAGGAAACGCTTTTATTTCTTCAGCTGAATAAGTTCTTGATATTAAAAAGCTAAAATAAATACCATCATATAAGTCATTTTCACCATACACAGAAACATGTTTATCAACTTTAACCCAAGCAGATCTCTCAAATTTAATAAAACATCCATACCTGGCTTCATACGCTATCAGTTCTGACCTACAAAATACTGACATTAAATCATACAAATGTTTACCAAATTTGTGACTATTCCACCATGCTAAACGAGGTGTAATTATAAAAGCAAGTAATATTTCAAGAAATTTAAATAAATCAAGATATTCAGTTTCTAAATAACTACATTCTATGTTAAATTTTGAAAATCGAGCGTACATTTCAGAACACAAAATGTTACATAAAGATTCGATACTACCACTTGACATGACATTAATAAAATAATCAGCTGCGTTTTTAGCAATATTGCCTTGAACACGTCTAGTAATTAGATTAGTTAATTTCAATCCTATCTCACTTTGTCCGAATAAATTTCGAGAGAGCATCATTTGTTTAGTTTTGGCCATAATTAAAGATCTTACTTCCTTATCTATCATAATAACAAATAAACAAAATTCCCAATCTTGATCAGTCGGCTTGTACACATATAAAAATTCATCCAATAAAGTATCAAATACATGAAGACTAACCCTACTCGGATAGTTTGCTTGTGTTAAATCTTTGTAACTATTAGCATTCATACGATGATCAAGCAATCTCTGCATTCCCATATTAATTAAATAAGCTGTAAATTGATCAATAGCGGCATAACCTTTATTTAAAATATCATAAGTATTTATTTTAGTCACAACTTCTCTTCCGTACTTAAAAATTTTGCCAAAATCAATATCAACATCTCCTTCCTTTAATATATCATTAACTTTATCACAAAAGGGTGTAACTGGATGATATATTCCGTTATATATAATATGCGCCTTATCGTTATATAAAATCTTTGCTCCGTTTAATTTCTTAGATACCTTAGTTAATTCGTAATCTATTCCAAGAGGTCTTGTAGCACAACCTTTTAAAATTATATTGCAGTTTGCAGCTAATTCTAAAAACATTTTAAGTCTACTGTATAGTTTCCGATCTTTATAATTATCAGAGTTATGAACTCCAACATAAGCTATATTTTTAATTAAAGATGTAGTTCCTATATTTGAGGGGTCGCCAATACTAGGATTAAAAGTTTCTCCAGTCCATTTAATACTGATTTTGTAAGCGTTCACTTTAAAAATTTCGCTTGATCTTGACAAAGCTGGGTGATCACACATCATCGTTTTAAATTTTTCATTCTCATATGTCAACAAGTCTGTACCGTAATATTCGTTAACAAAGGTTTCAAAGCTAAACAGTGAAGGTAATTCTTTATCACTACCCTGAAAATCAATTTCATGATAATAAGGAATTAAAATTTCATCTGATATCTCTGATATCCCAAACGTTGTAGTATATCTAACAGCATTATTTGTCAATGTTTGTAAATACTGGCTTGCTCGTTCATCAGCTAATTTTTGGTCTGATTCAATTAAATGTCCTTTAATATTTGTGATAGCTTCAACTGTCAATGCGGTTTTGGCCTGAATGGTCGAGTCATCAACGTAACTAATATCTTCGGGTCTATTTTTGTTTGTTATACCTTCTTGATCTTTAACTGAATTATCAGCTTCAGATACTTTTTCTTGTTTTGCTTCTTGTTCTGTTTTAGAGTCGATTTCTTTAGGCTTATTTTGTTCTTTTTCGTTTGTTTTTTCTTCATCATCCTTTTCTTCTGTATTTTCTTTCCATTTGAACGATTTCATTTCTCGCGCAAGGTTGCGGTCGTCCTTAGTTATACGGTGAAAAAAACTT